TTGAGTCCAGCATATTTTTCTACAACAGAGATAACTATAGAGTCATCGCAGTGACCGTCAATCGCTTGCGGTGAGGGCACACAGATAAAAATAGCTTCGCATGAAGCAGGATCAACATCTGACTGTAAATTCAGTGCAGGATCAATGATGTTTATTTTGAACGCAGCATCTCCTTGCGACCCAGTAAAAATATGGTGGGCCGCCTTACCAACAAACCCGTATCCTACTATTAGTATATTTTGAATAGATTTCATATTTGTTAATTATATACTAGTCCTGGACAAAAGAAAACCCGCCGAAGCGGGTTTTCTCAAACTTTCTTTCAGACCCGTTCAGAACGGGTCTGCTTTCGTTGATTAGACGAATGAAAGATTTGCAACACTGATACGACCATAATAGTCGGCTGAGTTGCCTAGGGATGTTGCTGTTGATGTGAAAGTGGCCTTGCCGTAACGTGTCATTAGTGAAACGTGTGGGTTGAAGGTATTTGGATCAATAACAACACCAGAGGACATTAGTGGAATATATGGGCAGTAGAAGTAACCGCTGTCCATTTCACCGGAGCCGCCTTTGAAGCCTAGTAGAACTGGCTCTGTACCCTGATCGTGGTAGATGTAGGAGTAAACCTTGATGCTACCATTTAGTGTACCGACTAGACGTGTGTTGTTTGGACCGTCGAAGGAACCGGAAACAGCTGGTGCGAAGACTGACTTAGCAGCAGACTGAAGTACGGAAACGACTAGTGGGGAAACAACGATCCAGTTAGCTGGACCACGACGTGTCTTACGAGCGATTTCGTTAGCAACTTTGTTGATTAGAACGCCTAGAACTGCGTGACGATCGCCAACGTAGTTTGGAACGCCTGTGAAGGTGCCAGCCATGTCATAGGACTCAACTGTGCCAGCTAGGGCGATTAGGTCATTGATAACTTCGTTATCGATTTCTGAAACAACAGCAGCTGATAGAGCAGCGGTGATCTCGGCTTCGAGGTCTAGACCATGGGAAGCGTGTAGATCTTGCATTGCTTCTGGTGTCCAACGAGCTTGTAGCTTACGGGAACCAGCAGTAACGGTCTGCTTTAGAACTTCTAGAGTCATTGCGCGACCACCGAATGCTTCGTAGTCGGCTGTAGCAGCAGCAACGCCAGTAGATGTACCGACAGCTGGGCCACCTGATGGGGCAGCTACGTCTGAAGTTGAGTAGAAACGCTTGGTCTTGCTGTTGTTACCGAAAACTTCGTCGCCAGCAGCGATGTCGTCAGCGGCGCCAGAGTTGATTGTGCCAGCTAGAGCTGTTGTTACTACGGCTTCCTGGAATAGGAAACGTAGGGAGTACACTAAACCAACTGGACCCTGCATTGGCTGTACGCCAACTAGTTCTGTTGCAACTGTACCTGGGATGATACGGCGGATCATTGGGATAACGATCTTCTGGAAGTTACCAATTGCGCCTGCAGCTGTTGTGCCTGCGGAAGCTGTCTCTGTGAGGATGTGCTTACGCTGGTTTTCTAGGACTGGAGCAAGAATAGCTTTCTTCTGCTCTGAGAGGCCCTCTAGCAGGGTTTCTTTGGTTTCTTGCCAATTTTCGAATAGTTCCATTTTTTATCTCCTTAATTCGAAATGACGTGGATCAAATGCCTGCTAGCTTTCTCAGATGAGAAAACTTATCGGCTGCTTTTACTGGCTGAGCGACTGCTTCAGCTACAACTTCTTCACCAGTTACAACTACTGTGGCAGACTCAGTAACTACTACTGGTGCTTCCTCAGCAACTACTACTGGTGCAGGTGTTTGTTCTTCCTTAAGAACACGACCGATGAAGTGCTTGTAAGCCTCTTCTAGACGTGTGGTCTCAACGTTTTGAAGAACGAATTCCATCTGCTCGCGCTTCTTACCATTGAGTGGGGAAAGAATTTCTTTCATTTTCGCTTCGCGAACCATTTTGCCCTGTGTATCTTCTAGGACAGAAATAGTCTTCTCAGCATCTACTAGCTTGGACTGAACTGCTTCAAGCTTTGACTGAAGTGAATCTTCGTCTACATAAGATTTGCTAAATTCAGTTGAGAATGCTTCAAAGATGCGACGACCGAATTCATTCTGCTTTACAACTTCAAGATCTTCCTTGAGTTCAGCGAATTCTTCAGTTAGACGGAGCTCAAAGAATGAGTCCATTTTGTCAACAAGCTGATCCAACTCTTGTGAGAGTTGCTCTGCCATTGAATGCTTCTCTTCAACGATTTTTTCAGCATATTCTGCTTCGAGGTCGCGGAAGCGCTCGATGTCAACTTTAAGTTCAGCGATTTCTTCTTCTAGCTTTTTGGCGACGAAGGATTCGACGTTCTCAATCAAAGTGTCGCGTTCATTCGCCCACTGTTCAGCTAGCTCGCCTCGTACTGCTAGTGTAACTTCTTCACGAACAGCAGTTTTGTACTGCTCAACGGAATCTGTCCACTGAGTAGAGATCTCGGCTTTTGCTTCTTCGCTTAGGAGCTCAGAGCTTAGCAATTTCTGAAGGATTTCATCCATACAGTTCTCCTTGTGTGGTTAAAATTAGAGACAGTTCAAAGCCGTCTCTAACAGCTCAGAACTTTGACGCGTTTGATAAAACGTAAACGTACCAAAATACAAATGATATTTATAACAAACGCGAAAAAATTCTCAAAAAACAAATGCATTTACTGCATTTGTGCAAAAACTTAGTATTACTCTTCTTCTGACTCTGGAGCAGCTTGATCGAAATCAGTAGCATCTTCACCCGCAACTTCGGCGTCTGTCATTTCAGCGGCAGTTGGTGGCACAAAATCAGATGTTGCCAAGCCAGAAATTTCACGCATTTTAGTTGAAAGGTAATTGTGAAGATCAAGAGTAGCCTCTTCAGGCTTATCATTGATAAAGTTATTCAACATATTCTTAAGCATTTCTCTCTTATCCATATATTATCTCCTTTTGACTATGAGCCATAGGTTGAAGGGGTTTAACCGCCCCTAAACGGTTTATTTAATATTATTCTTCAGCTTGGTCTTCCTGATTGCCAGAAGCCTCATCTGACTCTTCCTCATCTGACTCTTCCTCATCTGACTCTTCCTCTTCCTCTGACTCTTCATGCTGCTTACCATCATCAAAACCGGCGTCATATACGCGGGTAATTAGTTCAATAAGCTCAGCGCCAGATTTACCTTCAGCGGCTTTAGCAACAAGAGCAATCATTTCATCTTTTGATGAAACTGCTGCTGGCTCTTCAGCTTCTTCAGCTTCTTCAGCTAGTGACTTAGCAAGTACTGGCCAACGCTTTTGGATTTCATCCATGTCAGCAGCAATACCACTTACTACTGCAACAGTTCCACCCTTTTTAGGGATAACGCTAATGGTTCTAAAGGTGCTAATGTCATTAAGCGCCTTCTTTGTCGTGTCATCAATCTTTACTACCATTTTGGTAATATCTGAAGACTCAGCAACTGGCTGTTCTTCCATTTGTACTGGACGAAGAACTGGCATACCAGCCATTTTACGAAGAAGCATAATACTTTCGTTTGTTGCTGTTGCTGGCTTTTGTTTTTCTGTAATGCCTGCCAGCTTTTTAAGTTGCTGCTTATCCATATAATTTCCTTATTTTTTGTCTGCTTCGGCGTACTTTACACCAGCAAGAAAGGCGGCCTGGAGTGCGCGCTTTAGACCAACTACACCAACATCATGAAAATCTAAACTGTCTGAGCCACGCTCTTCAAGTGTGTCAAATGTTGGAATATGCTTCTTGACAATGTCAAGAAGAGTTTTGTTAATGCTTGAAGACATTTTTACATCTGCTGCTTCAGTGACTTCTACCTTAGTTGTTAGCTGTGTGAGTTCTTTGATTAGCATTTTATTTTGCGCTCTTTGTGATAGACTCAATAAACTTCATGATTTCTGCTTTGAAGTATTTTTGAGCTTTTGGGTCTGTAGCAACTGCTTCTGCAAGTGTGATAACTTTAGTGTTTTCAACTGCTTCGCGGATAACGTCTGGGTAGCAACCTGGGCCTGATGGCTGAGCTACGATGTCAAGAGTTACGAATTGGAAGTCTTCGACTTTACCTTCGTTAGTAACATTGCCAGTACCACGTGAAGAAACGCCAAGACGGAGACCG